TAACTTCCGAGCGGAGCGATTCCATCTCGGTCATCTGCGAAGCGAACGTGAAGCCCATCTTATGACCGGCGATCACGTGGAACTTCGTGCCAGACGTAACCTTGAGGTTGTGGCTGACATACAGCGTAAACCGGTCGATCATGCCCAGACGGCCATTACGGGCCACGGACACGCTGTCACCCGTCAGCGAAGCGTCCTTCAACTCCGACTTCTTGATCAGACCAGCCATACGAGCCGGGATAACCAGGAAGCGGCCAGCCTCGGGGCAGTTCGCCTCGTCAAGGACCGTACCCATGTCCACGATCAGGTCAACGACCGACGTGGTAGCAGACGCGCCGTCCTTCGTCACAGTGAGCGGAGATGCCGTCGTGCCAAGGTTGAACGCACCAGAGATACGGCCAGCAGTCGCGCCCTTGTTGTCGGCGGAGATGTCCGGCAGCAGATCTGTCAGCACGCGCTGGTCGATCTTGATCTTCATCTGCTCAGACGCATCCTTCGACCACATATCCATCAACTTGATGTCGGACTGAACGCGATCAACGTCGTCCTCAACGCAAGCGAAGTACTCGCCCTTGTCGATGACAAGCTGAATCTTCGGCTTATCGGGGTTCTCCACGATAAGGTTCTGACCCTTGACATAGTCGCGGATCGTGATGTTGGGCTGAGTACGGATATTGACCGTATCGCCCTGACGCTTGATCTCGCCTTCGTAGTCAGTATTGCTGATCGAAGCGAGGACCGTTGCGTCATAGAAGTTTTCGCATACTCTATAATTTAGAGTTCCGACTGTCGCTTCCGCCGAGGTTTATTTTCACTAACTCCTACTGGACGGCCTAAACACCGACGTTCAATGTCGAAGTTTACGCTTTGTAAGAGCTTATGTGCCTCTGCGGTCGGATCACTCAGTCTGTGCTGCTGCGCGTTTAGGGCTTTTATCGTGCGGTGAATGGTGTCTCCGTCTCGGAGGTTCCCACCCTTTGCACACCCCAACAAAAAGTAAGCTTGAGCTTGCTTCCTCCGCAAGTGCTGGGCGCAATGCCCTAATACCTGCTCGATTTTGCTCGGTTGGCTAAGTGCCACAGTCCACACGGCGTTTTGCCCTATAGCTGTGATCCGCCCTCCGAATGCCTTCTGAAGCAACGTAATGCCGACAAGATAGTTCGGGGCTGCAAGAATAGTAAGGTTAGGATACGCATAACCTGTTTTCTTACAGACTTTAACGGTAAAGCAACCGTCTCCGTCTACATACCCAGCCATCCATTTGCGCGAAGGATAGTTAGGCTGGTGGGTCGCCCCATAAGCCCGTATCTCCTTAACACGCTTACGAATCGCTTTAACATCGGCTTCTGTCTTGAGCACAACACCACGGTCTACAAGGTCAAGGAATCGTTCCGCTTGGTCTTGTTTCAAAACAAGATACTTCTTCAGGCGCTCAAACACTTTCCTAGCAGGTGCTCCACGCATTTGTAACTCTGCGTGTTTCCCATCATGCCTAACTCGTATAGTTCCGCCAAACTCTTGTTGGAGTTCGAGCAATGGTTCCTGAAACTCGACTGCTTGAGCTACCGAGAACTCAAGATCAGGTCGAGCACCCAACCGTGCCCTAACGGAAAAGTGTCCATCGGCATCGATGAACCCTGCTAGATATTTCTCGCTGAGCAATTATCCCTCCTGGGCCTGTGCTCTGAGATTTTTGCGCTTGCATCGGGTCCCTTGCGGTCCCCGTTATTCAGATCCGATATTTCGCTGACCGATGTTACTTAATCAGCTTGCCAGACCAGATCTCCGGAATAAAATTACCGGAATAGTTAGGCCGTCCAGAAGCGACGGGATACGACATTTGCAGTCTCCTTAGCCATTAGTGACAATGCGACCCTCCCGTTGTGCGGTAAAGATGTCGCGCTCGATGCGGTCACGTTCGGCTTCCTTGCCCCGATAGACTCCCTTACGAACGTCGTCAAAGAACTTTGCGATGTCCGCAGGCGAATAAGTCTTCGCTGCTGCTTGTTCCGTAGGAGCACTTCCTGCTCGGCTCCGTCCGGGGGCAACCTGCTTTTCGAGTTGGGACGCTGACACGTTCCGAGTAGATTGAGCAATCGCTTGACCGTTGTTGCCCTTCCAAGTCGAGAAGAACGCTGCAACGCGGCGTGCGTCCATTGCTTGCTGTGCGCTCTCAAGATGCGACTGTCGGGTAAGCCCGGACAGAGGATCAACCTCAAGAAGCCAACTGTGGAAATCTGCGTTGCTGTTCACATCGCGCCAATCCGGCACAAGTGTCGCCAACTCAGTCCAAAACAGTTGCTCAGCGGAATAAGCCTGCTTCTGTGCTACCTGCTCAACGCGGGGAAGGACATTCGTCTGCATCTGGCGAACCAGATTCTCAAGTTCAGCGATCTTACGCTGCGCTGCGATGGACTCCTCACGGGATACCCGTCGCATAACCTCAATAGAGTCGCCGTACTCCTCAACATCCTTATCCGTGATAAGCTTCTCAACCGGCGTGGACTCCACGGGCTGAGTCTGCATAGACGAAAGCAAGTTCTCCAACTGGGACAGACGGGCATTAAGCTGCTGATTCTCCGCACGAAGACGTGCGGTATCTGCGTTGTACATGCCCTGCAACGTACGGTAACGCTGTTCGGCAGTGTCGTCAGACTTAGGTGCAGGTCGCCCTTGCTCAATAGGCGCTGCAATGGGTGCTTCACTCGTCGCGCTGTCGGCGCTTGACTGTACTGTCTCGTCAACATTGCCTCCCTCTTTCGACGGGTCGGCTTGCATGTCTTCGTACAGTTTAGCAATTGCCTCAGACTGCTTACGGATCTGCTCAGGTACGGCCATAAGAAACGCTCCTCCTCGGTGTGCGTCGTATCTGGTCAGCTACTCCCACGGAGTTGTGCCGCCAAGTTAGGTGAATCATTAAGTAACTTTACTAACTCTGTCAAGACCTGACAGCGCCCTTGGGCGACTGTAAGTGCTTGATTCGCCACGTACGGTAACTGCTCAAGCTCCCGCTTGCGCCACTCTCCCAGCCACTCCAAGAAGTGCGGGTGTTGGCGAGCTACCGACGCTATAATCCTCAAGTCGTCCGACGACGGTTTGATCACGGGGTTGCCCCCGGCGACCGGCTACGCACGACCGCCGCTTCCTGCCCACCGGCAGGGTTCCCGGCTTGATCCAACACAGCAGGCGCTGCCTGCGCTTGCTGCTGCATCTTGATACGATTGACAAACGCCGCCTTGTCACGAGACGGTACGATCTCGTCAACCGGCATCTGAAGGCCCTTAGCGATCTCACGGAGGATCGCTGCGCGACCATCCGGTCCAAGGATCTGCATATCGAAGTCGTTGGCCGTGGCGTTAAGGAACTCAACCCTGCGGACGTTCGTCGTCTCGCGAACAGCGAGGTTGACAGCACCACGGGGTACGATCTGCGCATCACCCTTGATCGACTCATCGGGATCGTAGCGCATGTTATAGACGAACTGCCGCTCGACAATCGGCTTGATCACGTCGTTGTCGATGTGCATAACGACCTGACGGATACCCTTGCCCGCAGAACCCATCAGCATCGAGAGGCCAGAGGCTGTGCGCCCAGCGCCCTTAACGTCCGTGTCGCCGTAGATGTACGCCGGGATACCAGAGTGATCGTCAGCGAGCCTGCTGAACCGCTCGTAGACCGCCATAAGGGTCTGGGCATTATCTGACGGTTGGTTGAACCGCACAGCCGGGGCAGACGACCCAAGGGGATCGTTGAGTACCTGCCAGATCTTCCACGGATGAAGCTGCGTAATGTCTTCGTTAGGCGGAATACGCTCAAGATTAACTTCGACCTGCGGGCCGGAGGCAATCGCCATGTTGTTGACAAGTGCCCGAGCGGCTGCGTTGCAGATGTTCTGAACGTCTTCGATGATCTCAGGGATGCCTCGGCCCCAGAACGCCCCCGGCGCCTTGATGAAGCTCGTCTTGGCGTACGGCTTCTCACCCAGCGGATCGTAGTTAAGAACGGCTTTGATGACGTAGTTTCCAACAAGCCAGACGTTCGCGTCGTACTCGCGATCTTCGTCGGGGACTTCACTTACGTCCAGGCCCCACTCACGGAGCATCTTGCCGTTGACCTTGCCCCAGAACTCCAGTGCGTCGTAGAGATCGGTCGGGCGCATCTCCGTGTAGAACTTGCGCTCTTCCTGTTCGCGCTGCATCTCGTATGTATGCGTTACCCACGAAGCACCGGGGCCGTCAGCAAGGCACTTACGAATGGAGTTATCGTCGTAGCCAGGGACACCGATAAGATCCGCCAGTGCCGATCGACTCAGCCTGTGATGCTCGAAGAGATACCCATCGTTAAGCCGCGTAATCCCCGGCTCCGGGTAGATATTAAACGGATCAACCCGCTCATACTCCGGCGCGATGCGCTCACCAGGGGTCGCAAGAGTCGCCCCGTCAGGACCAGTCGTCCACTCAAGGTACCTCTGCCGCCGTACAATCGGCCCCTTAACGAACGCACACGGGAACGTCACCAAGTCAGTGATAAACTCATTGAACGCTTCCGGCCAACCACCTTGCGCGAACTGGTCCTCGATCTTAACCTTCATCTTGTCCACGCGCGTCTGCGCAGCCTGAAGGATCTTGAACCGGAATTCCTGCGAGACGACTTCCTTAATCTCCAGCATCTGCTCCTTGGTCGGAGCCTGCCCGCTCGCCTGGATAAGTTCGACTACCTTATCAGCGAACGCCTCTTGAAGCGCCGTCGCATCATTGGGTGCCAAGTCGGGGATCGGTGTCGGTTGAATATCCCAAGGAGGTGTGCCCGTCTCAAGGAGAATATCCCGTAGCCAACTCTCTGCGGCACGACACTTGACCTCCGTCAACATCATATAAACTTCAGAGCCGCCCTGATGACGAATGGCCGTCAGTTTGTCAGCTTCATACTCGCCATTGCGCTGCCGCATGGCTTTAAGCATGATGTTGCTAATGGGCTCCCGCGCGATTCGCGCTGCTTCCCAACAGGTTCGGATATGTGAGGCAAGCCCGAGAATGAGGGGGTCTTGCTGCCGTGCCGCAACGTCACGGTCCATTTGCTCGCGCTCAGCGCGATCAAGCTCTTCGTTATTAACGACTCGGAGTATGGTCAACCCAGGCATGATGCAATGCTCTCCCTAGCATTTACAACACGTAACACAAAAATCCGAGCAGCGCAAGCCTTTCGACAAGCGCCACTCGGAAGTCTAGGGAGGTAACTACGCCTACCCTTTATAGCGAATCGCGCGCCCATCGTCAAGTCCATCCCGTCGCGCTAATTGGTGTAATATCCCGCCGCCTCGCAAGAACGGACCCCTGCTCCGCCGCTGCAACGTGTAAGCAGAAATACTGAAGCGCATCAGCGATGTGCGACGACTTCCCCTTCTCGATCACCATGTCACCCTTGGGCTTGTAGCGATACCCACCCATGAGGGCAGCCTTCAGCGCCGTACAAGTTGGATCTACAAGAAACGCCGCGTCACCCTCGACCTGCCGCATGAGGAAGTCGTCTACGGCGTTGATTCGCGCTTGGACGGCGTTTGTTTTCGCTGGGATGACTTTGAGCCCTTCGGCTTTGATGATGTCAACTGCGCTGCGCTCGTCTGTCTGCGCTCGCTGCGTACCTGCTGGATCAACAACCACAAGAACAGGGGCTCCGGGGAACCTTTCAAAAAGTAAAGGTTTGAGCATAGTGCGGATAAACCGCTGTACACCCATGTCGTAGCTAACACACTCGGCATAGACCAATGCCCTTCCACGTGCGTCCAACTGGCCGATCACAGCCGCAGGCGTCAACCCGAGGTCCATCCCGACCACCAGAGGGCGGACACCGTTCAGGATAGGCCGCAGGCTCTGCTTCGCCATGTGGTAGTCAGGCTTGAAGTACTTGAAGACCGGCTGGCCCGCTGCGCTCAGCCCATACTCGCCGTCAATGTAAACACGGATGTAGTCTTCGCTGCGGCCCTGAGTGCTATAGTATCCCTCTGGCAGATTTGCAATGTTCTCTGCGTACGGGCTGCGACCCGAAGGCTGCTTAAAGACTTCCCAACCGTTATCGTTAGTACTGATGCCGTCGCTAGGGTCCAGATGCTCCATCTGGTAGTACCACCAGCTATCGATAACTGGCGGGTTCGTGTCGCCCCACATGCCAAACCACGTAGGTCCGCCGTCTTTTGCAGACGGATACCGACCGATACGTTTCGACAAGGCGTCCACAATATCTGGATGAATGTCACGACACTCGTTCATCCATGCAAAGGTTACTTCCAACGAGTTTAGGTTAGCCACGTCGTCGGCGTCGTCCAACGCACGGAACATTACCTCGCACTCAACGTCCCCGACTTTGAAGAAAAACGTCTTCGTCGTGCGCATAAACCGCCCGCAGACTCCATCGGGGAGCCAGTCTAAAAAAGATTTAATGGTGGTATCCTGAAGCTGACGGGCCGTTTCGCGGATCACCAAGCACCGCGTCTTACGGATACCTTGTTGGTTGGTAGCTTGCATTGACGCCCGCCGCACTATCTCAAACACACTAGTTATTGACTTGCCGGAACCCACAGGACCGCAGAGTACGCGCATACGCGCGTTACTTTCCATAAACTTCTTTTGAACAGGCTCCGGGGTATAACTGATGTCTAGCGACATAACACTAATGCGGCTCCCGAATCCCTAGCTCATACGCCTCACGGCCATCAGCGCTATTGTGCGTGATGAGGTTTGCAATGTCGTCGTGCTCTGCGTTGCACCAACAAGCGCACGTTGTCAAATGCTCGCGGCAATCCATAATGGGAAGTACGTGAAGGGCCGTGGCGTAGCGCGGATCAACCTTGAAGTCTGCGTAGATAGGGAATTGTATATGCCACATTAGGTCATCCATGAGCACCACCGGTTGGGAGGAGTTTCACCTCGAAGGATAAGCCAGATCTACGTGACTTGACAATCTTGGTAACGAAAGAAACGCCGTGCTCGGCGAGTACCTGCTCAACTTTACGAGCTTGTACAGAACTAATAAACTTTGCTTTGTTGTCAACAAATAGATTAGCCACCGATTCTGGTAGCGCAGTGTCAATCTGCGTAGTCATCGTCGTACTCCACGGTGTCCGTATCCACCGGAGTCGTATCCACGAGCTTTGTTTCTAGCTCGCTTCCGCCAAGATTGATCGTGATACGCACGCCGTTAGCGCCACCCTCGGGGGTGACCATCTCCTGTTTAGGTTCGAGGCCAGCCCACTTTACCGTGGACTTGATCAGGTCGGCCTTCACAGCAGCGCTTACCTCTGGGCTGTGGATAAGAACCCACGAGGTCTTCAGTAATTCTTCGGCTTGGGCACGGGCTTTGAGTCTAAACGTCAGTCCTTTGTCGCGGATCTCTGTTCGGTAGCTCTCTACTTTTTTAGCGAAGATCGGATCTTTGCTGATCTTTAGAAGGTCATTGCCCGTCATTCCATGCCGAGAAAGGATGTCCTCCACTGACTCGCCGCTGTTTTCCAGCCGCAAGGCAATGTCGAAAGCGAGCCGTTCGGTCCATCTGACCGATGTCGAGATCTCTCCATCCATCCGCGTGTCATAGGCATGATTCGCTAGGTTTGTCAAGGGGTACCGTAACTTGACACGTGGTAAAAACCAGGGGGCAAATTTTTTGGGGGGCAGCGAAGGCGGGGGGAGGGGGTAATTTTTGAACGCATGTAACTTTACACTTGTTAAAAAACGGCCTGCGATAATTTTGAACACGTGTAACTTGAACCGCTGACAATAACTGAACACGTGTAACTTGAACCGCTGACAATAACTGAACACGTGTAACTTTAACCGCCGACAATAACTGAACACGTGTAACTTTAACCGCCGACAATAACTGAACACGTGTAACTTTAACCGCCGACAACAATTGAACACGTGTAACTTGACACTACTCAAAAAACGGCCTTTGGTGAAAGCGGAATACTACACCCCCATCGGGCTTGCCGCTCGTTAGTCCATGTACCCCCATGTTCTGTTAGCAACCTAATAAGCAACCCTTATAAGTAGCGCGGCGAGGATCGCACCTAGGCGGCACGAAAAACCTAGTAAAAACAATGGCTTGTGAAATACTTTACAGCAATGTCAATTTTATCGTTGACATACCCGACCAGCCCCTTAGGATGGATGGCGGCCGCTTGGCATGGTGCCAGCGGCAAACGCAATGAGGATCGACAATGTCGTCTTTTATCAACGCAGTTTACGCATCTGCCGTTGCTACTGGTGAGGATAGGCTCGCAGCGTATGACGTTGCAACGTATGGCCCCGCAGAGTGGAGAATATCCCGTGATGGTTCATGGATATTGCGCAAGACTAGGCAAGGCTACACAAGCGCCGCGTGCGTTACCCCGCAGACGGTTGATGATTGCCTTGATGAAATTGCGGCCGCATTGGCTGGTGAGGCAGTAGACGAGCAAGGCAAGGCTATCCCTGCTCCGGCTATCAGCGTATATGCGATAGGGGTTAAACTAGCTCCCGGATCAGGTAGCGACAAATATGCGCGGCCGACAGGCAATACGTGGAAGCCTGCGGAATTGTTGGCCTACATCAAGCGTGCTAGCAGTGTCCATTTAGTTGCATCCCGACTGCGCGGCCGTCCCCCGCAAATTGTGATCTGTGCTTACAAGCCAGAGGCTAAGGCCAAGGCGCCAGCAACACCAGCGGCTCCCGCAAAGCCGTTCGGTATCAAGCGCAAGTGATCAGCAAGGAGCGCGGCTTAGGTCGCGCCCAACTCCACGGAGCAAGCAATGCCTACAACATACGTAATCTTTTGGACCTACCGCGCCTATGCTGAAACACTCACACGGCCAAGCGCCGAGAGGTTTGAAACGTGGACTGAGGCATGGGCGCACGCTGAGACAATGCTAGATGCGCTCCCTACGTTTCAGGCTATATGTTTGTCCTACACAATTGATCCAGCACGCTAACTCAGGCCCGCTCCGGCGGGCCTTTTCTTTTATCCCTTTGGTTGTATGTCATACGAAAAACCTTCGAGGATGGCTCAGGACGCCCACTAGTGTTTCAAGCTACCATGGTAGCAGTCCATTCCTGCAAGCCTAGTCACGCGCCAACGTCGTGGATCCTACGCTGCCTCCCTGCCGCTGCCTCCCTGCCGCTGCCTCCCTGCCGCTGCCTCCCTGCCGCTGCCTCCCTGCCGCTGCCTCCCTGCCGTAAACTGAACCTAGTTTAATAAACGTTGAACAATAAACAGCGGTAACATACCACAAACAAGTTTCCTACAAGCACCAGCTTGCCGCTCGCTTGGCCCTTTAATGCCACCTAACAACGGTGCAGCCCGGCGTAGCCGAGGTAGCGAGCGCGATAGCGCCCGTTATGAGTACAAACCACGAACAAGATATACAATCCAAACAATCCAAACTAGACACGCAAAAACGAGTAGGCTCTAACTTGACACTTTTCGTGTCAAGTTCCCCAGAAAACCCAAGGAAATCAAGGATTGTCAGGATACATAATATATATAAGTTAAGGTAAAGAAGCTAAATAATAGACCATTTTTTGGTATATACCCTTTCACGCGCGAGATTTCCGTGTACTGATTGTATAGTTAGCATGAAACTTGACGTCTAGTTTGCTTTGAACACTCGTAACTTGACGTCTAATTAGCCACTGAACACTCGTAACTTGACGTCAAGTTAGCCTCCGCCAAAATCATACCTTGACCTCTACGAAAAAAACTTACCTTTTTTATCTTGTAGCCCCGCAAACCATTGAAAGCATTGAAGAATTCACAAACTAGACAACTTAGATTATTGATACCTCAAATCGCCTAACTTGACACCAAAAATACCTTAAACCGTGCACGTCCCATGTAAAGTTAGCTTGTAACTTGACGTCTAGTTGCGCTCCGCTCCTTCTCCCCCGTGGTGCTCCCCTGGTACCTAACGAGTGTCAAGTTAAGGCAAGAATATCCCTAAACGAGTGTCAAGTTAGCTCTAACTAGACAAGCTACCGCTTACCTCGTGAGATAGAATTTAGATTGTTGTCAGCCGCTTGCCACTGGCTTGGTGCTCTTAAAAATGTCAAGTTAGCATAAGAATGTAAAGTTAGCCGCTAACTAGCCACCATGAAGCCTGTCAAGTTAAGGTAAGATCAGTGTCAAGTTAAGGTAAAAGCGAGCCCACAACGAGCCCAAAACGAGTGTCAAGTTGGCGGTTAACTTTACACCCCTTAGATAGAACTATACCCTCTAGTCCCAGGAACTTGACACGGATTTTGCCCCGTGGCATCGTGGTGTTGCTGCGGATCGACCGGGCGGTGCTCTTGCTTTTACCCCTGGATTCGTAGCGCTTCGCTATCAATAACATCCTTACAGTAAGGAGACTACCAATGACGGTGTTCAGGACAGTAGAACTAAACGGCAAGATGGTTGCTTACACCGACGATACTGAGTTCTTGGTGCAAGTTGGTTATAAGAAAGGTAGCTACAAGACTCACTATACCTTCAAGGGCAATATCCATCAGGCCGTTATGTACTACAGATGCATTAATGTAGGCCGTGGATACAAGAAGCGCCTTTTGGCTCCCTCCTTTAATAAACCGCTGCTCGCAAGAGCTTTCTCGTAAGAAAAAACCAACCAAGGAGACTACCAATGGTCAAGACAACGAAAGAACAGCGCAAAGCTATCTTCCGCAAAGCTATCCAGTCAGATCTTACTTACCGACAACTACGTGCAAAGGCACTGCCAACTATCGGCTGTGACGGCGCTATTGTGCTCCCCTGGTGTGGTATGTGGCTCTGCATCGAACGCGACGGCTATACACACTCGTAAGAGAAGGCATCTCGTAAGAAAACCAACCAACCAAGGAGACTACCAATGACGACGAACACCACCAAACCAACCAAGCGCCTTACAAGTGACGACGTTATCCCCCTCTTCGACGGCTCCAGCGGCGTCTACATACCGCAACGGTTCGCTCAAGAGATGCGACGAGACTGCCTCCGTGGTGTCAATCCAGAGGATCTAGCGATCCTCGAACGTGGCCCTACCGAGGACAACGAGTGGTATTGGGAAGCATGGGACAGCATCCTGACATCGGCTGAGTTGGTTCACAACGGCCACGTTTACTACTTCTATCAAGACGGTGACTGCTGGGCAGTGCCTGTTGGTGTTACCATCGATGACAGTGGCTGCTTCGTGGATGAGGCTAACGAGGAGGGCGAGTGATGGGCAAGGTTAACAGTGATCGCTCCATACCAGCGGCTAAGTATAGCCTCAAACAGGACATGGCAGCCTACGACAGGCTGCCAAAGAAAGTCCGCCTTGCACTGATGTACTCCGACCATAACTGGTCGGCGGCCCATGCTCGTTACGCCATGACAAGCAAGCGGTACCGCTATAGCAGCGATAAAATTGTCGAAGCTATCCACAAGAATGACGCTAACTTGAGGACGAACCATGACGAAGCGTAAAAATGGGCTCACGAACCGTCAGTGTCGGGCAGCGGCTGCTAACATGCAGCCGTTTAGAAACGGCAACAAGACGCTGTGGGGCGACTACTGCACCGCAGTGGACGGCACGAGGCTCTTCGTGACGTACTCTTACAGAACATCGTGGCCGCTTACTGCGGTTGTCCTTGGAGTTGGGGACGGCACTGGTGTTGGCACTGCCCCCAGCGTCTCCCTGAAGGCGCCTTACTACTTCGTCAACAAGGATAAGTATAGCGTCACGACAACCCGCCATGCCTCGACAGTTCACCCCGCTTGCTATGGCGTCAAGCCAGAACACATAGGCCACCTCACAAGAGACGAGATGGTCCGCCTTATCAACAGTGGTTACACAGCCATTGTGAAGCACAAACTAGGAGTTGCAGCTTAGACTGCCACCTTGCAGCCCCTTCGGGGGCTGCGTTTGTCCATTTCATTGCTTCATTTCATTAGTCCCTTTTCAAAGGAGTACAGTAACCATGCATCCCTGGAGACAACTCGTGGATAAAGTTGCATCAGCAGCTAAAGAAGTCATCCTCAACACCACCAACATGATCTCTTATGAGCTTCCTCGTATATGGGCGCTGCCGCCCATTGTCGAGACACGGATACCCGGCAAGCCTGTAAGACGCAAAGCCGTGGAGCCGCACGGCCCACAGCTACCGAGCTTCATTCGCTTGCTGGTAACAACCTTGCAAGAGGGCGATAGACACGACATGGACAGACTCCCACCAGCAACAAACGACACTTTCGCAACTCCATCAACTCCATCAACTCCCCCACAAACTTACCGCCAATGTTACGAACTACCAGCGACGTGGCGTAACGCCTTGATAGAGAAGGATTTTTCGGGGTTGACCCTGCCGGAGGCGCGTGCCATGCTCGCGTTCGTGACCGACCTGCGGTCACGGCGGGGACCGTTCTCTGTTATAGGTGCTAGTAGAGAGATCCGTCCTACAAGGTGGCACGCAGCCGCTGGTATCCTTGGTGATGAGCCAACGATACAAGATTGTCGCGTATTCATCTTTGAGTTCACTATCAGCAACGGAGAACTTGCATGAGTTGTTTGACAACAGGGTTGTGTTTCGTGTTGACTGCACTTCCTAGTCAAGTTACGGCTATCGACGGCGATACGCTTCGCGTTCAGTTAACCGCCGAGCACCGCGCTTATGTGCGGCTCTTTGGAATCGACACGGAAGAACGTAACGAGCCGAACGGACCTGCGGCCAAGGCGCATTTACAGTCCCTGGTGAACCGTGGTGACAGCGTTGTATGTCACCCTATCGGTAAGATGAGTTACCAGCGGCAGATCAGCCGCTGCTACATCCTAGTTGGCGAGATGAAATACGAGCTTAACTCGCTAATGGTTAAGGACGGCTTCGCCCTAGACTGCGCTCGCTACAGTAAGGGCATGTACCGCGTACTTGAACCAGACGACAGCCGTCAGAAGCTGCTGGCTAAGCCCTACTGTGATAGGTAGGTCAGCGTGGAGCAAGCGGGAGGTAACTATGCGCTCCCTAAAACTCATCCTCTGGCCGCTCTTTAGCAGCGGCTACTTGGCTACGCTTGACAGTTACGGCTTCGGCGACGGCTTCGGCTTCGGTTACGGCTACGGCGACGGCTTCGGCTACGGCTACGGCTACGGCGACGGCGACGGCGACGGCGACGGTTACGGCTACGGCGACGGCGGCGACGGTTACGGCTTCGGCTACAGCTACGGCGACGGCGACAAACATGGAGGAGGCGGCTTATGAAACTCATCCTCTGGCCGCTCTTTAGCAGCGGCTACTTGGCTACGCTTGACAGTTACGGCGACGGCTACGGCTACGGCTTCGGTTACGGCTACGGCGACGGCTTCGGCTACGGCTACGGCTACGGCGACGGCGACGGCGACGGTTACGGCTACGGCGACGGCGGCGACGGTTACGGCTTCGGCTACAGCTACGGCGACGGTTGCGGAGGAGGCGGGCTTACATAACAGCAGACTACCAAGAACGAACTACCTAGAACAAACGAACAGGAGATAACTACGATGCGTGCAACACTTCTTTCGGACACGATCAAGGCCGTTTACCGGTCGCCTTCTAAGCGGTCGGTGTGTATCGAAGGCCCCCCTGGTGGCGGCAAGACGAGCATTGTCAGACAACTAGCTGATGACCTTGGTGTCGCTTACATAGAGCGGCACATGCCGACCATGTTGGTCGAAGACTTCGGCGTGCCGTACCCGTCGGCTGATGGTAGCTCACTCACTTATAAGCTGCCTGACTGGTTCCCTCGCAAGGATGACCCCAACGCACCAAAGGAAGGTATTCTCTGCTTCGACGACAGGAACCAAGCGCCTGCTGACTTGCAGAAGGTTCTCGCCAACATCATACAGGCAAGGAACCTGCACGGCATCGCTTTGCCAGACGGCTGGATGGTGGTCTCTACTGGCAACAGACAAGCCGACAGGGCTGGCGCTAACCGAGTGCTGAGCCACCTCCGTAACCGCGAAACGGTTGTCGAACTGGAAACGCACCTTGAGGATTGGACACGCTGGGCTGGTAAGAACGGCGTTCGTGGTGAAGTTATAGGCTTCATCAACTTCCGCCCTGGCTTGCTCCACGACTTCGACCCGCAACGGGATGTTAACCCAACGCCTAGAGCCTGGGTTGACGGTGTGAGTAACTTCCTCGGGGTTGTCCCTGCGGAGGCTGAGTATGAGTGCTTCAAGGGCGCCGTGGGTGAGTGTGCTGCGGCTGAGTTTGTAGGGTTCCTGCGGATCTTCCGACAGCTACCTGACCCGGCTGGCATCCTGAAGGCGCCGAAGACGGCGACGGTGCCGACTGATCCAGCTACGTTGTATGCGCTCTCTGGTGCCCTTGCAGAGATCGTAACTGACAAGACGTTTGCGAACCTCACGACTTACCTTGAGCGGGTACCGCCTGAGTTTGGTGTGCTCACGGTACAGTTGGCAGTGCGGCGCAACCCTGGGCTTACCAGTACGCAAGCGTTTGTGCAGTGGGCGACGAAGAACAGCGCCGTTCTGTTTTGAGGTTCGTATGCGACCGGTTCTCTGGCCGTTGTTTAGTGATGGTACGCTCGCCACCCTCGATGGTGGCGGGCACGGGTACGGCATCTCGAATGAGGATAACTACGGAGATGGCGGCGACTTCGGTTACGGTGACGGCCTTGGTAATGGTTTCGGTGACGGTGGTGGAGGTATGAATGGCAAACCTTTAAGGCGGTTGTTTGCGTGTGGCACAGTGCTCGACACTGCGCGTGACGGCGCTGGCTTTGGTGACGGTGACAAGAACGGTAACGGCTTCAGGCCAATCTGCTAAACATACAGGAGATAACTATGACTGCGAACACCAATGACTCCCTGAACGAGTACGGCGTGTGTCTCGTGGCTGCTGACCGAGGCCATGTATGGGTCTGTGAGAAGGCGGAAGTTAGCGATGACTTCCACTGGCTGACGATGACGAACGCTAAGATCGTTCGTGTTTGGGGTACTGAACAAGGGCTCAACTCCTTGGTGACTGGCCCTCGTAATCAAACAGTTCTTGATGCTACAGCGCCTATCGTGAACGTAACCATGCGAGCGGTGCTCTACATCGTGCCTTGCCAAGCGGCTGGCTGGGCGAAGACGTTCAAGTAACAGCGAACCGAGAGCGGTCGGAGGTTACCATGTGGGTTATGAAGACTGTCCTCTGGCCGCTCTTTAGCAGCGGCTGGTTAGTTACGTTCGACGGGCAGGGTAACAGTGATGATTACGGTTACAGTGATGGCGACGGAGATGGTTGCGGAGACGGATTTGGAGGGGACTACGGTGACGGATACGGTGGCGGTCATGGCGACGGTTTTGGACCCGGTTATGGTTACGGTCACGGCTATGGTTACAATCCCGTTTACAGTGCCGGTAACGGTTACGGAGGAGGCGGCTTGTGAAACTCATCCTCTGGCCGCTCTTTAGCAGCGGCTACTTGGCTACGATAGACGGTAACGACTGGGGCGGTGGCTCTTACGGCACCGGTTACGGTGACAGTACCGGCGGCGGTTATGGCGGTGGTTACGCATACAAGGTAGGCATGGGGGATAACTATAAATATGGCGGGGGGTTCAACCCCGGTTTCGGTTACGGCGACGGACGTGAGTACAAGTAGAACGCTAACTATAAACAACTAGGAGATAACTATGCACATCAACGACCGCGCACTTCTGGTGCAACTATCTATCTCGCAGTGGACGGCTCGCAAGCACGACAAGCGAGTGTCTTCCGAGGTGGCAGCAACCCACAATACGACGACAGCGGCAGGGCGATACCACAAGGCGCTCTTGCCGATGAACCAAAGCCTCGACGCCATCCACAAGATGACTTCGGCAGTGCGCCAGCGGTTCTACACCAACACGCTCCCTTGGGGGCTCGACGGTATGCAGATGCTACCGACAGCTAACTACTTGGAGTTTATGTCTGAGTTCCGCACTCACAAGGCCAAGTGGGAGGCACTTGTTGCGACGTTCATCGCTGAATACGACACGCTTCGGGATGCCGCCAGGGTGTTGCTCGGTTCGCTCTACAACGAGGACGATTACCCGAGTGCTGATGCTATCGGCCGCAAGTTTAAGATAGACTTGGCCGTGTTCCCTGTGCCATCGAGCGACTTCCGAGTGAGCCTCGCCGATGGTGAGTTGTCAGCGATCCAAGCGGACGTTGAGGCCCGCGTTAAGCAGGCGCAGTCTGGCGCCATGCTAGAGGCTTGGCAGCGGCTTTATGAACACGTCGAACGGATCTCGCAGCGGCTGAGTAACCCAGACGGACGCATCCATGATAGCCTCATCGAGAACGCCCGTGATATGTGTGCGCTGTTGCCCCGGCTTAACTTCGCTGATGACCCCAACCTTGAGGATATGCGCCGTGAAGTGGAGGCACGGCTTATCTCTTACGATGCGGATGATTTACGTAGCAACGAGATGCTTCGGACCGATACAATCGACACCGCGAACGACATTATGGCTCGGATGCGAGCCTTCATGGGAGGCGGATGACGATGCGGACAGTGCTCTGGCCGCTCTTTAGCAGCGGTTACCTAGCTACGTTGGATGGCACTGGACATGGGTACAGTAGCGGAGATTCAGATTATTATGGTGACAAGCCGGGGTACTCCCCCGGCTATAGCCACGGTTACGGTGGCGGCGATGAGTATGGGTACGGTTATGGGTTTGATTCTGGGCACGGTTACGGCGATGGCGACCACCTAGGCAACGGCAAACGCTACGAATAAACAGGAGATAACTACGCATGAACATCGAACACAAACTAAGCAAGGCGAAGACAGCCCTTGTGCTGGCACATCCGTTCATCGGCACGGTTGCGCTCAATTTGAAGACAGTAATAACCAACGCAGTTCCCACAGCGGGAACTGATGGCAAGGTGATCTACTACAACCCGGAGTTTGTCGGCGGGCTGAGCGATGCCGAGGTTATGTTTCTGGTAGCGCATGAGTGTCTGCACCCCATGTTGGAGCACAACTACCGCAGAGGACAGCGCGATGCAGAACGCTGGAATATAGCCGCAGATTTCGTTATAAATCAACTACTTAGCGATGAAGGTATCGGCATATTCATCAAGGGTGGGTGTCTTGATAAGGCAATCTACGACAAGGGTGGCGGTACGTCCGAGGGGATCTACAACATCCTCCCCGAGAACCCGTCTGGTAAGAAGTCTGGCAAGGGGCGTGGGGCTGATGGCTCTGGCGTTCCTGGCATTGGTCGCGATATTATAGACGCAAGTGGTAGCCCTGCGGAAGTCGAGCAAGCCGCTTCTGAGATGCGCGTCAAGGTTGCACAAGCGGCGCAAGCTGCTCGTATGGCTGGTAAGTTGTCGGTGCGAATGCAGCAACTCGTGTCCGAGATACTGCAACCCAAGGTCAACTGGCGTGATGTCCTGCAACGCTTCGTTGTGAAGTGTCGGGACGACAGCCGCACATGGTCGCGGCCTAACAGACGGTTCTTACCCCAGTCGCTTTACATGCCGTCGCGTACTGGTGAGGCGCTTGGTCCGCTCGTTATCGCGGTTGACTGTTCTGGCTCGGTTAGCAACCAAGAGGTGGCGCAGTTTGCTGGTGAGATCACGGCGATCCACACTGACCTGCGGCCTACGGCGGTGCATGTCGTTTACTTCGACGCAGAAGTGCTGCACTGCGACTCGTTTGCCCCGGAGGATACGCCCCACTTCGCCCGTCATGGCGGTGGCGGCACGGCGTTCAGCCCGATCTTTCGCTACGTTGACGCGCAGCAACTAAATCCAGTTGCGTGTGTGGTGCTGACTGACTTGTGTTCCGGTGATTTCGGATCACCTCCTGATTATCCTGTGTTATGGGTATCAACGGCGCTTGATCAGGCTCCGTTTGGCGAAGTGACAACCATGAAGTGAGGCGACATGGCGGACGGACGTAAGGACGACAGCGGCAAGCTCCAGTGGAGCTTGCTACCGGCTGATGCGCTCGAAGAGATCCTCAAAGTCTTGATGTTTGGAGCGCAGAAATACGAGGCCCATAACTGGGCGAAGGGGATGGACTGGGACCGACCATTCAACGCACTCATGAGACATATGTGGGCATGGTGGCGGGGCGAAGACAAAGACCCCGAGACAAACCTCTCCCACTTGGCCCATGCTGGGTGCTGTATTTTGTTCCTAATAGCTTACCAGAACCGCCGTACTGGTACAGATACGCGGCTTAACGTACCGAAGGCAGCGACCTATGCGACTAAAGAAGAAACACATCGAGCAGATAGTCCAGTCACTTAACGAGGGGGTTCGCGTCGTCGATATGGAAGTCGGCACGCATCTATACGTGACGCTGGAGTATAACGGGAAGACGTTTAAGAGCACCTTCCCCGGCACGCCAAGCGACAAGCGCTGGCTTGCTAACAAGAAAAGCGAACTACGCCGCCAACTGCGAGCACTGTGAGGGACGGACTATGGATGTAGTGACGACAGATTTTGAAACATACTATGACAAGGACTACTCCTTGTCGAAGATGACGACGGAAGCCTACATCCGAGATCCGCGTTTCGAGATTATCGGGGTGGCCGTCAAAGTCAACGGCCATCCCACCGACTGGTACAGTGGGGAGAACCCCGGTAAGTTTTTGAAATCGCTAGACTATTCCAAGCGTGCGATCCTAGCGCATAACTGCGCCTTCGACGGAGCAATTTTAGCTTGGAAGTTCGGCATCCGTCCCAAACTCTGGCTCGACACGCTCTCAATGGCGCGGCCTCTGCATGGCCACGTCGTATCTAACTCTCTCAAGGCACTGGCTGAGCACTACGGGCTCGGCGCCAAGGGCGACGAGGTGCTGCGTGCCATCGGCAAGCGGCGCTTGGACTTCACGCCGCAAGAGCTTGCGCAATACGGGGCATATTGCGTCAACGACGTGGACCTTACTTATAAGCTGTTCCTCCACATGGCTCGTGGGTTCCCCAAGGATGAGCTTAGGTTGATCGACTTGACCATGCGGATGTACACCGATCCGCTTATCGAGATCGACACGGACCTACTCACGTCGCACTTGCAAGCAGTGCGCGAGCGCAAGCAGAAGCTGCTCGAAGACTTCGGGGGGGACAACGCCCTGGAAACGATCATGAGCAACCCGAAGTTTGCGGAACACTTGCGGTCCCTTGGTGTCGAGCCGCCGATGAAAACATCCCTGCGGACTGGCAAGGAGACGTACGCTTTCAGTAAGACAGACCAAGACTTCCTCGCTTTGCAAGAACACCCGGATGAACGGGTAGCAGTCGCAGTCACGACGCGGCTAGGCGCTAAGTCAACCATCGAGGAGACACGGACCGAGGCGATGCTCGGCGTGGCTGAGCGCGGGCGGCTGCCCATTATGCTGAACTACTGTGGCGCACATACAAATCGCTTCAGTGGCGGGGACAAACTCAACCTTCAGAATCTACCACGGGGCGGCGCTATCAGGCGTTCGCTGAGGGCACCACGGGGATGCGTGCTCGTGGCAAGCGACCTTTCGCAGATTGAAGCTAGGATGCTGGCGTGGCTGGCAGGGCAGGAGGATCTAGTTGAGTCGTTCCGTGAGGGGCGAGACGTTTACTGTGAGTTTGCGAGTACGATCTATGATCGAGAGATCACTAAGGCTGACAAGAGCGAAAGATTCGTAGGCAAAACATCAGTACTCGGAATGGGGTACGGTATTGGGGCTGAGAAGTTCCGTAAGACCCTTGCACTTGGGCAGGGCGGCATGGCGATCAACCTAGAACCTAACGAAGCGAAGCGTGTCGTTAACCTATACCGCCAGACCTACCATAAGATTCCAGAACTGTGGAACGTGTGCGGTTACGCACTGCGGGCGATGGCCGCTGGTGAGGGCGGCAACATCTCGATCCTGCCCTTCACTCCCGAAGGTATCCAGCTTCCGAACGGGTTCACTCTACGGTATCCAGCCTTGCGCATGACCGAAAGCGGCTTCTCATACATCAACGATCCGCGAAGTTATAAGAACTATCTATCAGGTATTGAGGACAAGGTTATATGGAACAACGTGTACGGAGGAAAATGTGTCGAAAATGTAGTACAGGCACTCGCCCGTGTCGTTATTACTGAGCAGATGCTACGGATAGCAAGGCGCTATAGGATCGTCCTTCAGGTACACGACGAAGTCGTTGTTGTTACACGTGAAACACAGAAGGACCAAGCGATAGCCGACATCACCAAGATTATGTCTACACCGCCAGCATGGGCACCTGACCTGCCTGTGGCGTGCGATGCAGGGTGGGGGTATTCCTATGGCGACTCCAAATAAGGTCGTGCTCTGGCCGTTGTTTAGCCCTGGTCTTCTCTGCACGCTTGATGGCGCCGCTAACGGCTGGGGTGCGGATTACGAAGAAGTTCTTTGTCCTACCGGGGACGGCTGGGGGGAAGGCAACTATGCCTGTGAAGACTTGACTAACGTGGGGTCTGGTAACGGGCTGGGGTGCGGACGGGTTAATCGAGGAAGTTACAACGGCAATGGATACGGTTACGGCGAGGGCGATCAGTTGGGCGGAGGATCTGTTCACTGGTAACTTTGTACTTGCTCCTAACAAGGCAAGCCTGTATAACTTGAGTCGGGCCTGAGCAGCGGGGGTTGTCGGCCCAAGCGCCCCGTGATTCGATCAGTAGATGGCGGCTGGTCTTGAGTCGCGGGGCGTTTTCTTTTGGAGGGATCATGCACCTATCGCATTCGTTTTCATCTATGAAGATGTACGAGAACTGCCCTAAACGATACTATCTTCAGCGCATTACCAAGGCTGTGAGTGACCCTGGCGGCGAGGCCAGCCTTTACGGCGAACGAATCCACAAGTCGTTTGAAGACAGGATCAAGCATGGAACACCTCTCCCCGCCGAAGTGGCTCATTGTGAAAGCGCTGTTGTGGCTATCGAAGCAGCAGCTAAGGGCGGTGAACTGGTTGCTGAGCTAGAGCTTACGCTCAACTCCAACTTGCGCCCTACCGGTTGGTGGGATGACGACGCCTGGATGCGCAGCAAGCTCGACGTATTTATCCGTAAGGGTGATAAGGTATTTATCGGGGACTGGAAGACTGGAAAGCGCCGCCCAGACCCCATGCAGCTAGAGTTATTTGCGCTGCAAGCGTTCGCGCACTACCCGGATATCAAGGCCGTTAAGACGGTTTACTTCTGGGTAAAGGACGGATCAACCGACAGCGCAGTATATAAGCGCAACGAGTCCGGTCCTATGTGGAATAAGTTGTTGACGAAGATCAACCGGATCGAGCAGTCCCTGGAGACTGAGAACTGGCCCGCGCGACCGAGTGGGCTGTGCCGGTTCTGCCCGGCGCGAAGCATCTGTGAATTTGCTAGTTAGTAGTGTAGCACCTTGAAGTATATAGAAACAGAGGAACACCAATGACCGTACACACCGGACTGCCTGTGGCTGGATATACACCACAAACTGATACTAACGTAGAGCTAGTAAACCGTACGAAACAACTCGAAGAGCGTGTATTACGCCATTTAGACGCTCTTGTTACTGACAGCAACCATGATCTGCGTATGCTCTCCATTGCGCGGACCAAGAGCGAAGAGGCTTTCATGTGGGCAAACCGCGCAGTCTCTCAGCCGAAACGGGTGGCGCTGCCTGAAGATTCCGATTACCAAGGTGAGTAGTAATGCAAGTAAATGGGCCAGACGCCGTGGAACGAGTGCGCCGAGAGCTTTTCCAAGAGCTTACTACTGTTCGTGCAGAGCGAGATCGAGCGCAGCGGGATTGTGAATGCATCAGCCTAAAGTACACAGAGCTTCGCGCCGCTCTACTCCGCATCACGTCAATCATCGAGACGCAGTTGGATCCGGATATTGACCTACTGCATGATCTTGCACGCGAAGCGCTGAACAGATGAGGAGAGGCAAATGGGGTTCGCGGTAAAGGGTCTTCGTAAGGAAATGACCGAGCGCTACAATCCAGAAGGACACTTCTCGCACCCAACTGTCATCCGCAACGTCGCTTGTAACTACCTAGGTGTTGGTACAGCGTACATCTTTAACACAGCACAAGATCTCGCGCATGTGGATCATCGCAGTAAGGTCTCGATGGCGTGTCTTATCTTCACCAACGTGGGGACGCAAGCTGTAGGTAAGGCGATCCAGCGAGATCACACGACCGTGATGGCGAACGCTGTGCGATTCATGAAGGCGGTTGAGGCAGACCCACATAGGGCGAACGAGTTTCGTCTGATGTGCGAGTATATCACGGCATGGTTCGAGACCCGTAGTCCGGTCATCACTCCGAGAACCCACACGGATGTACCAAAAGTATTGGTCAATGAGCAAGCATTGCAAGCCTGGGATAGAGAAGATGCGCTACGGCGGCCAGTCCACAAGGCTACGCTCGCTTACGCTCGCAGGCTCTACAAGGAGCACGGCGCCTACGTGGAGTATCCCGTAGTTACGCTCGACAAAAACGACATGCCTGTAAAGAAAAGTGAGCCTGTCTACTTGACGCTAGTGTCTAGCGAGGCTATGTAATGAGCACGCCTGAGTCACGGATCAAGTCGAAGTTGGACCGGATGCTACGCCAAGAGAAGGTGTGGTTCTACAGTCCGCAAGCTGGTGCGTTCGGGCGTGCTGGTATCCCTGATCGAGTGGCTATAGTGCGCGGTAGGTTCGTCGGTATCGAGTGCAAGGCGGACATAACCAAAAAGCCGACGCGACTGCAAGTTGACTGCATGGCTAAGATCGAGGCCGCTGGTGGTAAGTGTTTCGTGGTGTACGATGAGCAAACTATTGAAGATGTGCGAACCTTCATCCGAGACAACCCCGATGGACCCACGGAGCCTTGATATGTTTCTAGTATGTGCGTCTCTTGCAGTAGCGATAGCGTGCGGTTTAGCCGCTATGCTAGTAGCAGCCCCACTCGTTGGGCTTAGCTGGCAAGTATTCATGGCGGTTACTGGTGTTGTAACCTTTGTCCTAACTATCGCAGCCCTGGACTGACAATGATCATCTCTGAACGATCCAAGGCAATCGCCCTGCGACTTGCCAACCCCAGTCGCGTCTTCGCGGCTATCCCTTCGGCGAAAGAACTTGTCGTTAAGGGCAACAGGTTCGTTGTCGTGCCGCATGAAGTGGAGAACGTCTCCACACTGCGGTCCCTTGGGATCGAGGCGCCGTCGCCTATCCTCCATCACTATAGCTGGCCCGGTCGGTTCAAACCGTTCGATCACCAGAAGGAGACGGCGGCGTTCCTTACTGTCCACAAGAAGTGCCTAGTACTTAACGACCTTGGCACTGGGAAGACCATGAGTTCCTTGTGGGCAGCAGATTACCTTATGAAACAAGGGCTTGTGAAGAAGGTGCTGATCGTATCCCCGCTCTCTACCTTGGAGCGGGTGTGGGGTGACGCTATCTTCACGGACTTCATCGAGCGGCGGTATGTGGTCCTTCACGGTGACGCTAAGCGCAGATCGAAACGGCTCAAGGCAGATGTAGATTTCTACATCGTGAACCATGACGGGTTCAACGTGATCGCCCCCGAAGCGCATGGCAAGTTTGATCTTGTTATCGTTGACGAGGCGGCTGTGCTTCGTGGTGCTTCGACGCGGCGGTTCCGCACGTTTCGCGCCTGGATGGATAAGAACCCCGACACGCGCCTATGGCTGATGACGGGGACGCCAACACCGAATGAACCCACGGATGCCTGGGCACTGGCAAGGCTTGTCGATAGCCCGTACATCCCGCCGTTTTACACGCACTTCCGTGATCAGGTTATGTTTAAGGAAGGTATGCACAAGTGGATTCCCCGCCCCAACTCTGTGGAGATCGTCCGCCATGTACTGCAACCCTCGATTAGATTCGCCCGTGATGACTGCTTGGACTTGCCCCCGACGCTGATCCAGTCGCGTCATGTGGACCTCACGCCAGACCAGAAGAAACACTTCGAGGCTATGAAGAAGGACTTGCTGGTAGAGATGGCGTCTGGTGAGACGATCACGGCGCTTAACCAAGCCATCAAGTTGCAGAAACTTATACAGATCGCTTGCATTGCTAAAGGTACGGCTGTATTATGCGCCCGTGGGTGGGTACCAATCGAGCATGTAAGAGCCAACGATATAGTCTGGGACGGGTGCGAATGGGTTTCTCAAGGCGGGGCAATTTATAGGGGTGTTAAGCCCACTGTTGCGCTGGCAGGGGTATATCTGACACGCGATCATAAAGTACTCACCACCAGCGGGTGGGTACAGGCCGGAGATATATTGGATGCCAAACCATGCAGTAGATTTGCACGGCAGGAAGTTCGGCTTCCTGACAGCTACCCGACGCGCAGGGACTTCAAAGAGCAAATGCGCACTCTGGGAATGCGTCTGCGTTTGTGGCTCGGTTGTAGTACGTACCAGCCAATACTTACGAACGCGTCACCGCACGAACCCTCGGAGTTGTGGTTGCGTACACGGCAATCAGAAACACGCGATGACGAACTCACGCCCGTACCGTATCTGGACGCATATGAAGCGCAGGTGTTTAGACACGGGGTTCAAGGACTACCCCAATTGGGGTGGGCGCGGGATTACAGTGTGCCCGCAATGGTTAACCAGCTTCGAGGTATTCTGGAGGGATATGCAGGCAGGCTATTCGGATGCACTTTCGCTGGGTCGGATAGACAACAACGGGCCGTATGCACCGGAGAATTGCAGGTGGGAGACGCCAAAGCAACAGGCGCAGAACCGGCGCAAGAGGTCTATGACCTGATAGATTGCGGACCACGCAACCGGTTTGTTATCCGCGGGGTGGGCGGAGAACTTACTATCGTTCACAACTGTGGCGTGGCCTACGGGGATGACGGTGAGCATATCGAAGTGGACTGTGCGCCGCGTGTGGCAGCGGTGCGGGAGGTTATCGAGCAGACCGAAGGCAAGGTCATCGTCTTCGTGCCTCTGACTGGTACGCTACACATGCTTGAGCGAGAGTTGTCGAAGCACTGGAAGGTAGCCGTGGTGAACGGCGCCGTGTCGTCATCGGCGCGGAACCAGATCTTCCATGATTTCCAAAACTCCACGAATCCACGGGTCTTGATCGCACATCCCGCAACGATGGCTCACGGGCTGACGCTGACGGCTGCGACAGCGATTGTTTGGTACGGTCCGATTACGAGTAACGAACAGTATGTTCAGGCGAACGGTCGCGTCGAGCGTCCTGGCAAGCGTGGTACGTCCACGGTTGTTCATATCGAGGCGACTGATGTAGAGCGTAAGGTTTACAAACGGCTGGCCGCGAAGCAGTCGCTTCAAGGCCTGCTACTTGAAGTCCTCAAGGACCAAGACGGAGGCTAACTATGACAGTCGATGACGTGATCCGTGGCTATCTCAAGCTGCGGGATAAGAAGGAAGCCATTATGCAGAAGGCCAAGGAAGAAGCCGCTGCTGTGGATGAGAAGATGAACAAGCTCGAAGCGTGGCTTCGCGAGCAAGCTGATACCCAAGGGGTGACTTCCTTCAAGACGGCGAGCGGCACGGCGTTCGTCACGACAACGGACTTCGCGAACGTGGCGGACTGGGATGCGATCATCTCCTACGTCAAGAGCAACGACGCCTATGACATGCTTGAACGACGGGTTAGCAAGAGCGCCGTACGGGCTCGGATGACCGAGACCGGCGAGATCCCTCCGGGTGTTAACTACGGCACTAAGATCGGTGTTAACGTGCGCCGCCCGTCCACTAAGGTCGAGTAAGTTTGCTGGTGCCGTAACGTCGGGGCGGCATCGGTTCATCTATCCCCGATAACTTTATAGGAGCCAACATGGCAGACCTTATCCCTCTGAACACCGCAGTCCCAGCACACCTCATGCACAGGGTCGGCAGTCCCTCCAAGCTGACGGCGGCCCTCGGTGCTGGCGTAGGCGGTGAGTCTATCCCTCGCATCTCGATCAAGGGCGCACGCTTCCGCATCGTGGAGGGCGGCACTGAGACGCCGCTGAACTCGCTTCATCTCGACGTGATCGTGGTCGGCGTGAACCCTCGCGTATCCAAGACGTGGTACGCCAAGAAGTGGTCGGCTGACTCTGAGCCCACTGCGCCCGATTGTTCGTCGCTTGATGGCGTGCGGCCTCTGCCCGATGCGCCTCTGCCGCAGAGCGAGATGTGCGCGACGTGCCCGAAGAACGCCTGGGGCTCGGCCCGTAGCGAGAACGGCAAGGACATCAAGGCTTGCGCCGACTCGCGGCGTTTGGCGGTTGTGTCGGCTGATGATCCCAGCGGTCCGGTCTACCTGCTGACGGTGACGCCTGCGGCGTTGTCGGCACTCAAGGCGTACGAGCAGGCGCTTTCGCGACATGGCTACCCTGTGGAGATTGTGCGGACGCGGGTGTCGTTTGACCCCAACGCTTCGTTCCCCCGGTTGGTGTTCAGCTTCGGCGGCTTCATCTCTGAGCAGGATCAGGAGATTGTCTCGGCGCTTCACGACACGCCCACTGTGTATGCTGTAACTGGGCAGACTGACGAGACGGCTGCACCGCCGCCCCCGGCACCGGCCCCTAAGCCGATGCTTGTCGCACCAGCCAAGCCGAAGCCCGCTCCGGCCCCTGAGCCTGTGGCTGAGCCGGAGTATGAGGGGACTGCACAGCCGCCGAAGCGCGGGTTTGCCAAGGCTGCTGCCCCGGTTGCACCGGCACCGGCACCGGCGCCGAAGGCTGCGGCTCCTGCCGCGAAGCCCAAACCCAAGGTTGTCCCGGCTGCGGCTCCTGCTGCTAACAGCATGGAGGATGAAGTGGCAGCCCTCTTGGGCGACATGATGGGAGACGACGTGGATGACGCATAAGCCGCTAGATCCACACAAGCTCGAAGTCCTACGCAAGCAGATGATGCTGACCGTAGGTAACTTCGCGGAGTTGCTCGGGGTTTCCCGAGCAACTTACTACAACTGGCACAAAGACTCGCAGATGCGGAAGGGCAACCACACGAAGGCCGTGACCGTTGTGCGGAACTTGTTGGCAATTATGGTGGACCATAACTGGCCGACGCCCGACGTGATCGGCATGGATCAGCCCGCCCGCTTCGCGAAACTTAAGTCCCTACTAGCAACCTACGAGTAACAGATGGCGTGGACCGACGAACTGTATGAGCAGGTGTGTGAGATGTGGGACGCGGGCGTAACAGCCCGCGTTATTGCCGAAGAACTTGGGCTCACACGAAACCAGATTATCGGCAAGATGAACCGTAGGCGAACCAAGGCGCAAGCGGAAGCCACGGAGAGGGGGCAGAAGTTCCGAGTTATTCGCGGTGGCAGGGACGTAACGAATCACGGGAAACTTACGAGACCGAAGGCTAAGCTGCTACCCGTGGTTTCATTGCCAGCTTCCGAACCTGTGTACCGCAAGACTGCATATAAAGGCAGCTTATTAACGGCGCAATTGCGTCGTGAAGAACTTGAAGCGGCCAGTGCGCAACCGCTTTCGCCGGGAAAAGTTAATAGTAAATTCAAGGGGGTATCTATTTTAGACCTGGAACTTGGAGAATGCCGCTATCCAAAGGGGCCGTTGCCTGCTATAGGGTACGTCTTTTGTGGACAACCTGTGAAGCACGGTTCGAGTTACTGTCCTGAGTGCCACAGCGTTTGCTGGACCCCGATCATCAGAGGAAGATAACATGGACACGCTGGAGTTTCTTCAGCGGGTTCTCCCTTCGGAAGGCGTCTATTGCTACCTCACTTTCATCGGTGGGAAGCCACGGACAGGCTGGACCGAATCAGCGGAGACCCTGGCGGAACGCTCGTTACAACTTAGTTCCAAAGGGGTTGACGCTTACTTCGGCACTGCAGCATATAATGATAACTCGGGTCGCACGCAAGCGAATGCGAAACTCCACAAGATCTTTTTCATAGATCTCGATGCGAAAAACGGCGTGCCGTTCGCGGACTGGAAGGACGCGCTTCGCGGCGGTCTGAAGCTGGTGCAGACTCTCGGGCTCCCAAAGCCTGTAGCGGTTCTTTCCGGTAATGGTATCCATCTTTACTGGATACTCGATGAGGCCATCCCGACTGCAACATGGAAGCCAATCGCAGAGCACTTTAAGGCACGGGCTATCGAGGCGTTGGGGTATTATTCCCCGCCCGAAGGCGGTCGTGCTGTTAGCTACATCGACGCGGCGGTTCCCGCCGACGCCGCTCGCGTACTGCGTGTGCCGGGCACGGTAAACACCAAGGGTGGTGTCACCGCTAGAGTCCTTATGAACGCGCCAGACGTGACGCTGGAGGCGTTTACGACAGCCATTGGCTACCAAGGTAGCCCCGAACCCGTTGCGGTCATCCAGCGCCCGCGTGTGTCGCTCCTAGATAGGATCGCTGCGGCGTACTCGCAGTACCCTCCTGCCAAGGCAGACGTAATTGTACGTAAGTGCCAGCAGATCCGTTGGGCCGTAGAGAACCAAGCCGAAGTCTCCGAGCCTATGTGGTACGCCGTGCTTGGCGTAGCTGCGTACTGTGAGAATCCAGAAGACACGGCCATTGCTTGGAGCAAGGACTACCCAGACTTTGACGAGAATAAGACCGTCTCCAAGATGGCCTACTGGAAGCAGCACGCGAGCGGCCCGCCGACGTGCCAGCGCCTAGCCCTGGAGAATAAGGACGGTTGTAAGAACTGCCCGTTCCTCGGTAAGGTCAAGTCGCCAGCGGTGCTTGGTCTCCAACAGGCGGAAGTCGCGGTCGCACAAGACGCCCCCGACGAGATCGCTACCGCAGTGCCCCTGCCCAAACCCTACAAGCGCACGGCTACTGGTATTAAGTTTACGATTGATGACACCGACATTGATATTTGCAATTTCGACATATATCCAGTAAGTTACGGGCGAGACGAGAACCTTGGTTATGAGGTTTGCCACTTCCGCTGGAAGCGCCCGCACACGGGCTGGCAAGATCTAAAGATGCGGCAAGCCGCACTGGTCGAGAAGAACAAGGACTTCCCGACTATCGTCGCAGATCAGGGGATCGTGCTCCCGTCAAACGCACAGACATGGGGTTTCCAGACAATGCTCCGCGCATACATGGAAGAACTCCGGCAGATGAAGTCTATGACGAACAAGTATGCCGGAAATGGATGGAAGGAGGACCACAAGCAATTCCTGATGGGTAACACGCTGTTCAAGCGCGAAGCGAACGGCACCATCATGGAGGAGCGCACACCCGGCGCGAGCCTCGTGAACAAGAACAAAGAGGATATGTACACCTCTGCGGGCAGCTTGGAGAAGTATGCCCAGTTCACCAACGTCCTCGAACGTGGTGGCTTCGACCATGTTCTGATGGCTATTGGTTCGTCACTGTCCTCGATCTTCTACGACTTCGTGGGGCTTAACGGTATCGTCGTTAACTTCTACGGACCGACCGGATCGGGCAAGACGCTAGCGCAGTACTTCATCCAGTCCGTATGGGGCAACCCACGGAACCTCCACTACAACGCGAAGTTCACCCAGAACGCCCTGTTCCACAGGCTCGGCTACCACTGCCACCTGCCTATGACCATTGACGAAACGACGATTATCAACCCGAAGGAAGTCGGTGACTTCATCTATTGGGTCTCGCAGGGCAAAGACAAGGCGCGACTGACGCGGACGGTAGACGAGCGGTCTCCACGGTCATGGGCAACGACAGTCACCACGTCGTCTAACAAGTCATTTAGCTCTATGCTCTCCGCCGCTGGCTACGAGAACGATGCGCAGCAGGCTCGCTTGCTTGATATACCCGTCGAAGTACACCCGCTCCTAGCGAAGAACACGCGGCTTGGCGAGCAGATCTACCGCTTCGTCACCACGAACTACGGGCATATTGGACCCGCTCTCTTGAGGCACTTCTTGCAGTTCGATGCTGAGACCATCACGGGGATGATCGACGAGCACAAGGAGAAGTTCCGCAAGACTTACAAGGCTGACTTCTCGGGGCAAGAGCGCTACTGGGAAACATACGTGCTGTTGACTGACTTCGCCCTGATGCACGCCCAGCAGTTGGGGTTGGTCCGGTTCGACCGGGCGCCTGTCTTGACGCGGTTCATGCAGCAGATCGGTGCGGTGCGCGAGGCGGCTCGCGAGAACTCGCTTGATGCGTTCGATATTCTTGCCGAGTACACCAACGAGGTGGCTAGCGAGACGCTTACGATCTTCCACAGTGGCAAGCAGAGGGGCATGCCGGATCTTAGCCGGATGCCACGGGGCAGCGTTTATGCTCGCTTCGATATTTACCGTGCCGGATCAAGCGGTGAGTATGATAAGGGTACGCTTATGATCGACCGGGCGCACTTCCGCCGTTGGCTGGCTGTGAAGGGTCTCGACTTCCGTACGCTTATGAATGAGTTTGGTAAGTACAAAGTGGACGCTACCCCTGCGACTAAGAAGTTCTACATGGGTAGGGATACGTCAATTAAGCTTGGCCAGACGTATGTTATCGGGTTCAACCTATCGCATCGCCGTCTACGGGGTATGATCGCAGATCAAGAGTCGGAGTCGATTGACCGCACGCTTGGTAACATTGGTTTGGCTCACTGACACTAACGGTCGCGTAGCCCAATAGGTAGAGGCAGCGGACTTAAAATCCGCCAAGTGTGGGTTCGACCCCCACCGCGACTACCAAGGAGATATTTATGGCAACGACATACCGCAGCCGCGAAGCCGTTTACAGCGCCCTCTGGGATCGCATGGCAATCCATAGGGACAAGCTCCCGCTTATTGAGGAGCGGGCACAGCGAATCATCGCGAACAACCCGCACTACGAGCTTGTGAGTATGATCACGTCGGTGCCGTGGTATGTCGTTGGTATCATTCACTCATTGGAGGCGGACTTGTCGTTCGCCCTCCATCTCCACAACGGAGATCCACTTACAGCGCAGACGGTGAGAGTGCCAGCGGGGCGGCCTCCATATAAGGACGGGCCGTTTACTTGGGAAGAAAGCGCGTGCGATGCGCTCGCACTGAAGAAGCTATCGGCGGTGAGTAGCTGGACTATCGAGCGAATTGCCTATGAGCTTGAAAGATATAACGGTTTTGGATATGTACCGAAGCCCATCTACTCACCGTATCTGTGGTCATACACCAACAACTATACCAAGGGCAAGTTCGTAAAGGACGGTGTCTACAATCCTGATGCTGTATCCAAGCAGTGCGGAGGCATGGCGCTACTGCGCATCCTCATGGCGTTCTGCGACGATGTAAGGCCGGATCGTGAGCCCCGGCCTGACGATACCCCGATGGTGTAGTTACTGCGCTTCTTGCACCCTGCGGAACTGCTCTTGCCCACGCTTCTCGCGTTTGACCTGCTCGGTTGGCGCCAGCAGGAGACTAGAGAGCGATGTGGACTTGAACCCAACCCGCTGCTTCGCAGCCTGTAACTCGCGCCACTCAGCCTTGATTGCCTCTTGCGCTTCGTAGTCGCGGTCCTTGCGGGCCTCGACAAACTGCCGCCGCAGTGTAGACGTGCGGTTCTTGAAGTAAACATCGTAGTCGTAGATGTCGCGACGGGTGTCGCGGATCTTCTGCATATCGGTCGTGGTGATGCCAAGGCCGTTGACGATGGTCTTGAGGAGGTTGAACTCCTCCGGCGACACAAGCTGGTCGCCGCCCCTCGTGGTGATACCATCGGCAAACGTCTCGCGGTACGCCCGCATGGCCGCCCGGAAGCCGGTCGGGAGCATCATCTCCGTTCCCTTCCAGTAATCGCCACGAGCCATCATGCCAGCACCGTCAGCGAAGCTAGATCCGATAGCCCCGATAGGCCCGAGCAGACCGACGACGGCCTTGTTGTACCCTTCCTTGGACGTAAGATCCAAGTCGGTGTAAGGCAAGATCGAGAACGTGGTGCCCATACCAAGCTGTGCGCCAATGTCGATACCGAACCCTGCCGGGACACCCTTGATCAGGATGTTAGCGATAGCATTGTCGCCCAAGACGGAGCGAAGCGCCCGTTCACCACGAGTGGTGTAAGACCCCACGGAGTACTTAAGTTCTTCGTCGTCACCGAACGCTGCGGCCAAGATGTAAGACGCAAGTGCCACACCCGGAATACCCACAGCGCCAGCCATAACCGACGTGTTCAGCAACAAGAACCCAAGGGCAGCGCGGGCGATCTGCCGCTCTTCAGGGCTCGCACCCTTAAACATCGTGTGAGCGTGGCGGATAATCTCGGACGCCTGGAGAAGCTGGAACTTGCGGAACTGCAAGATCACCTTACCTGCACCACCAAGCTTGTTGAAGTAACGCGGTGCGTTCTCCGAAGTTGGATCACCTTGGGTCGTGCGGACAATATCTACAGCGTATTCAATCGCCTGCCGCTCGGCAGACTCCGCAGTAATGCCTGGGTTATCACGCTTAAGCTGCTCTAACTTAAGGTTGTACGCTGACAAGCCCGCAACCACGCGGTTCGTGTACTCCACGCGGCGGGAGATGTTCGTAAGCCCGCGCATGACCTTGTTGAACCCGGTCGCGGTCTCGCCTAAGCCGTACGCACGGAAGTGTGCAAGCTCAAGACCAAGACCAACGTCAAGAAGGCTGCGGTCACGCAACGCTTCCATAGCACGGAGAGCACCACCGGAGAGAGGCACGTACTTTTTCGTGTTCTCATCGTAAGCCTTGAGCTTGGTGATGTCGAACTTGCCCGAGAAGAACCCACTGTCATCGGACTTGATGCTCTGGATCAACCCTTGGTAGGCGTTACCAATCGCACCCCACGACTTTGCAAAACCAAACTGAGCCGCCAGCCTGGGCTGGGTCATCATGGCCGTCTGAGTCGCGTTCATAATGTGGTAACGCGGCAGTGTCAGCAGCAAGTAATAGGACACAAAGCTCGACAGGCTATCCGCGATGGACGACGTAGGCTGTTGGCCGACGCCTTCGACGTAACGAAGCATAAGCTCGCGCATTGCCCGCGTGCGCTCTTCGCGTGGGGCCGTAACCTTCATGTTGTCAGGACGCTCTGCGTTCAGCGCGTCGAGAGTAGCACCATCGACAGCCGCTTCACTACGCAACTGCTCCATGATCGGGGCGAGCGCCGTGGACTTCGTGAGGTTGTCGATAAACATCGACATGGACTGCGACGAAATGTCGAAGCCCTTGTGCATCTCCTCCGGCTTGACACCGCTCACGCCTTCGCGAGGCAGCTTGCGCCGCCGTGCGCTCGACTCAGCGAGACCACGTACGTAGAGCGTCATCAGGGCATCATCGAGGATTGCTTCAGCCTTCTTGGCCTCGGCGGAATCACCGATACCGTCCTTGATTGTAGCCCGCAGTGTCAGCAGCGTGCGAGAAACATCGTCCTTGAAGTCCTTTATGTCGCTGATCTTGTTGAAGTCAGCCACATCCATCTCTGGATATGTTTTAGCGATGTCCCGCCGCGCACGAGTCGCTGCCGCCTTGCTATCGTAGAACTCCACGGTGAGGTGCTTGGGATCACGCCGCATCTCTGCAATCTGGTCGGCTTCCTCTTTCGACCGGTCGGCAACCGGGATCGCTTCAAGAGCCTGAAGCGCCTTGCTGCGTGCCACCACGATGAACGAACCGAAGCGGGTGAGAGGCAAATACGGCCCGTTGATCCGCCCGTAAACATCGAGCACCTTCAGGCGGTTCTGCACTTCAGCACGGCGCTTGGCCTTGTCCTCTGGGGAGAGGGCGTTGAACTCCTCGGTGCCAAGATCTGCTTCCACGATGTTACGCACAGTCGTGCGCAGGTTCTGATCGAGCATATACATATGCTCAAACATGCGGTCGAGGATCGCCGCCCCCTTGGGGTTGGCCGCCTTGAACTTGTCCCACTCAGCCTTGGCGGTAGGATCGACTTCGATCTTCAGCGGGGCGCCCTTGCGGTCGAGCTTGCCCTTCAGCCAAGCAGGTTCGTACCCCCACTTGCCACGGGTCGTCTGCTTGAGCCCCACGGAGAAAATCTCAAGGCGCTGCGCTTTCGGTAACGCCGCGATGTCGTTAAAGATCGCGTTACGGGCTTCGCCCATCTCACGGGTAACGGACGCGCCACGAGTCAATACGTCGAAGAAGCTCTCCGCAGATGGCAGGATAGACTTTACCTGCTTGATGAGATCCGTGCCGAACGACATGCCATAGACGCCACGCTTGCCAGCCTCCAAGAGGTTAATGGCAATATCCGCAGACGCCCCCGCGACCTGCCTGGGCAGGTACTGGTCAGCGAACCCAATGATCTTGTCCGGCGTGTTTGGCGCTGGTTCGGTTGTTGCAGCTTGCGCTGCGGCTCGCGCGGCCTGTACCTGAGTAGCACCCTTCGGGAGTGGAGGCGGTGTCGTCGGCTCAAGAAGCGGCGGCGAGAGGCTATCCAAGAACTTACGCATGGACTCCACGGGGAGACCATCGTCAGCAGACTGCGACACAAGCCCGTCGTACACCTTGCGGAGCATACGGCCAAGCTCTGCGAAAAACTTCTCTACGATAGTAAGCGGCTTCTTGGAAGTCGTCGCCCAACGCGCCGTTTGGTTAGCGAACCATTCGCTGAACCCTTCCGCACCAGCAAGGTAGCTATACAAGTCGGGGTCGGTTGTACTCAGTTCGTTGAGCGTCTGATTAAGCACCGCTGGGTCGGAGTCGCTGATCCAGCCAATCGCTCTCTCAGTAGGGAACGTGGATCTTACGAACTCGCGCACGGTCTTGTTACCATACCGTGCTACATGCTTGTTCCAGTCAGACGTAATGGCGTTGCGGACACGGGCAGAAGCCGTGGCGAAGCCGTCCTTCTCTACGATGTGACCAATTTCATGAGCGATAAGCTCAAGGGTCTTACGCAGACTAAACTTCTTGGAGTCGTTGAGAACGACGAAGTGCGTTGGCCGCCCGTTTACATTAGTTGTAACTACGTACGCATCGTCCGCAGTTTCTGGGAGGATGGTATCGCGCACAAGGCCGATCTTGCTACGGTAAAGGATAGCTACGTCACGGGCGCGAAGCCCCGTCATATCCACAAGAGCACGGGTGAAGTCTACGAACTTGTTCTCCATCTGCCCAACTGCACGCACGAGCGTGCCAGCCGAAGTGAGCCCCGGCTTGTTAACGATACCAGCAGTCTGCGTTTCGATAATGGTCTCGGTAGGCTGTGTGGCAGGTGCTGGCGCTTTAGGGGCGCGCGCTTCTTGGATCTTAGGCGTCATCTTAATGACGCGGATTGCTTTCTTCTTAGCTGGAGGAGTTTTCGTCTCCGCAGTGGCTTTCGTTTCAGGTGCGGTAGGCTGCGCGGTTGTTTCCGTCGTTGCGGGTTTCTCAGCACCTTTCTTTCCCTTTTTCAGGGGAGCGGCCTTCGGCACTGCCGCAGCGGCAGCGATTGCGTCAGCTAGCTTCGACTCAACGCCTTCAAGAGTACCGGGCTTAACCCGTAGTGTGTCTATAAAGGTAGCCAGATCCATACCACCAAGGCCAACAGCCTCTAGGAACGCATCTCGCTCGGCTTTGTTCTTCAGTTTTCCGAAGGCGCCTTCCGGTCCCGTAATAGCATCAGCCCGTCGAGCACGCTCGTCAGGCGTAAGACCAGGGGCCGCAGCCGGTGCCGCAGCCGGTGCCGCAGCCGGTGCCGCAGCCGGAGTTTCCACAACAGGAACCGCAGCCGCAGGCGAAACCGCAGCAGGTCCAGCTTCAGCAGCAGGAGCGACAGGTTCAGCCGGAATCGGCTGACCAGTTTGAGAGGCAGGAGCGACAGGCGCAACTGGAGTCTGAACGGAAGGAACCGGAGGAGGTGGCGTACCAAGGGTGGCCTCTGGAGTGGAAGTGAAGATACCTGTCTCGCGCGTATCATACCTATAACCAACAGCGGTATATGCTTGTTTTAACAGTTTCTCCAGCGCGGGGATGTTGTAAGTTTCCCCCTTGACCGTCTTAGAAAACTCCTCTGGCGTGAGACCTAAACGCGACAGAACGGCTGCGCGGCCTTCCTCGGTCAGCACATTGTAGTAATTGTTTAGGATAAACTGCCGGTATTTCTGCGGACGCGGTACTTTAACCTGCGGCGTAACCACATCCGGCAAAGTAGGATCGGCTTCCCGTGCTTCGCGTTCGGCTGTTGCAACAGCGGCAGCGGCGGTAACAGCAGCTTCACGTTCGACAGTCTGTGCACGTTTGGTTGCTTCTTCCTGCTGCTTCTCCGCAGCGCGGGTTGCGGCTTCCTCCTCAGCAGTAGGCACATACGGCATTTCAATAGCCGGACCAGCAGCCTCGGCAGGAGGCGGCGCCCCCATAGGGATAGCAGAAGGTTCAGGGGTAGGAGGCCCGTAGACCGGGGCTGGCAACGCTAGAACGGGCGCTGGGGCGGGCAGCCCAGCCGTAGGAGCTTCTTCCTTAGCACCAGCATCAGCGAGCAGGTTCTTAGGTTCGTTGGTATCGACACCAGCACGACCGCCAAGAGCAGCGGCACCACCACCGAAGACACCACCAAGGATCGCACCCGCACCGCCAGCGATAAGAGCCTCGCGACCATACGTCTGCGCGACGTAAGGAGCAAGGGCCGCAAGATCGCCTTGCGACAGCAAAGCCCTAGCCTTCGGATCGAACCATGTATTCTGAAGAAGTTCCTGGGTGGCCTCAGTCGCCGCTTCCTCAAGCGAGCTACGACGTGCACCGGTCAACATACGGCGGACAACCGTCTGCCCAGCAGCCTCGGCTGCTTCCTTCAGTGCAGGCGAGAAGACCTTAGCACCACGGGCAACGGGGATCGCATCCAGAGCGGAGAGGCCAAGCGCACCACCAACGATCTGGAGTTGTATATTGCTATCATTTATGGGGTAACCATTCTTCTGGGCAGAGTCCCACAAAGCAGAGACGTTAGGCAGAAACGACGTAAGACCAGCACCTACAGCAGCGCCAAGAGGACCACCTACCAAGAACCCACCGACGCCGCCGATGAGGGAAGCGGCAACCGACGACGAACCCTGTGCCGCAGCATCGAGTACATTCTGTAGGAACGAATTGCTCTGGTTAATAAGCGCAGTCCGAGCCTGCTCTTCCTTCGACGGCCCGATATTTTCTTCAGCGTATTTAGCAATAGCAGGGCCAGCTTCGGTAGCCCCGAGCATTTGCGCTGTTCTTCCAGCGCCACCGACGAACCCAGCGGCTAACGACTTCGCCCCAAGGACGGCAGTCTCACTAAGCGCACGCGGCTTTTTGAGGGCTTCGAGGTACGTCATATACGACGACGGATCAATCGGCTGCCAGCCACTGGCCGTTTTGGGCAGAGGGCGACCGGGCTGCCCGAGAAGCTTCGACCCTTCCTCAACCTCAAGAGCATTAGCGGCGTTGATGAGGTTACCGCCTACGTAAAACTGCTTAGTCGCAGCGTTATAAGCGACCTGCGGACCAGTCTCCGCAGGAGCCTCACGAGGCGTCGGCGCCGCAAACGTAGGGAGAGGAGTCGCGCTATACGCAGAGAACGGTGCCTGCGGCGGCGGAGCAAGCCCAGCAGCCGGGCGCTCAAGTGTCGCTCCCGTCGTGAACGGAGTCGGTGCTTGGCCGGTAACAGCCGTGTCAGCAGTGGAGGGCGCAAGGCCCCCCATACCAGTCGTGGCTACAGGAGAGAGTAGCGTGTCACGCACCGTCCGCTTTAGCGGGTCACTGTATTCCTCCACACCTTGGGGCGGAGTAACGTAAACACCAGGGAGAGAGGAATTGTCAGCCATCTTGGACCTGTAAACTTAAGAGCTACCGCTGGGTTGGGCTGAGGCGAGGGCGAATAGGCTCCTCGATAACTTCAAACTGCGGAATCTCACCTTCTTTTTTAACAGGCTTCGGTCGAATCAGTCGAACGCGGCCAGTCCACGGTTCGGTAACGACTATATTACCCTCTGGCGTAACTTTAACGTCTGGGTTCTTGAACCCAGCCTTCGCTTCCTCAAGAGCTACGTCTTGGTTAAACTTAACCTGTGCCTTTCTGGCTTCCTTGTCGGCTTCTGCTTTCTGGGCCTGATAGGTTGCGTCAAACCGCAGCCGCATGTCTTCACGGAATGCTTCGTAGCTGGGATACCTCTTCAAGGGAAGCCCTGTCGCTTGCACGGTGTACATATTAAACGCATCTCGTTCGATCTTAGTTGGCGTGCCTGTAAGCTGCGAGACAACTTGCGACAGGTAAGACGTGTTCCCTTGCTGGGACATATCGAGGCCGTGCGCCAGCATGGCGTTCGTGCGGACAGCGTTGGCATTAGCCGCAGCAGTGACAAGATCAAGAGCCGCCTTATGGTCCGCAGCAGTTGCTACGCCGCTACGCGCCATGCGCTGATACATTGCCTTTGCTCGATCCATGAAGAACGCACGGTACGCTTCCGCCTCTACAATAGCACGGCTCGGCGGCAACGGCGAGTTGGACGGCAGTGCAGCCGAAGGAACGGCTTCGCCAGTAGGCTTAAACCTTTTGAGGAGTTCTTCGTAATAGTCTCCATTTTCAGGGGTCTTTACACCAGTGTCACCACCGGCTAATCTCTTAGCAAGTGTCTTTGCACCTTGAGCAACCGACTGCCCAGCGGTAGCGGGTAGAGTTTTAAGGGCTGGGTAGCTAGCGGCTGGGCTGGTGAGAAACTGGTTGAACGCCTCCGGGTTCTCCGAGAGATACTTAACCGTCTTCGGATCTTGCGCCCAGGCACGCATGTCGCGGTACTGCTGGCGCCATGCGGCGCGTGCGTTTACTTCGGCTTGTGGAAAACGCTGTTCGTCGGCAGTTCGCATAGCTGACTCTGTATAAGGTCGAGTAGCCATACCAATTCCAGTCGCTGACGCAACATCCCCTTGGCGCTTATAGAAATGATCCGTTGTATCTATAGCGTTAATTGCCTCAACTACACTCTTAGCCGTTAAACGTTCGGCTTGTGCAGCCGCCTGCCGTGTTTGCGCGACGGGAACCGTTGTACTAGCAGCAATATCACGTAATCTCTGCAACTCCGCCGCAGGGGCCGCAAGCGCAACAGGAGCAGCAGGAGCAGTAGGAGCAGTAGGAGGTGCGACACCGGCTAACCCGGCTCGCATCATACCAGGGGGCATACCCCCAGCGGCCTCTTCGGCAGCCGCTGCTTGCGCAGCACCCGGAGGTGGCACACCAAAAGTAATACCTGGAGAAGGAGTAACAGGAGGGACCGCTGTGCTAGGCACAGAGCCACCTAAATAATTAGGAGACGCACCTACGGCAGGGAGCGGGATTGACGGAACAACTCCCTCTGTTCTAACAGTATAATCTGTTGGGAGCGTAACCCCGGCACTAGGAGCCGTGACAGGAGCCGCGACAGGAGCAGTAGGTACGGGGGCCGTTAACCCCTGAGTAAGTCCTTCCATAGCCCGAATGGCATCGCGACCTTCTTCCTGTGCAGCCGCTCTCTGGCGAGCCGCCTCCGCTTGTGACGCTTTGAACTGACGTTCAGCAAGAGCCGCCCCGCGTTCCTGCACACCGACTTGGCGCCCAAGGAGGCCAATGCGCTGCTGGTCCTGTTCACGCTGGATCTGTGCGATCCGCATGTCCTCTTCGGCTTTGGTGATGTCAGTCCTGGCCTTAGCGCCTTTCATATAGGCGCTCGGCAAGTCCGCGAGCGTAACGTCAGGAATCGTGATCGTGCCGGGAGTGATCGTTGCGTAGGCCATAGCTAATTCCTTTACGCTCCAGCGTAGTTGCCGAACATATCTTCAGAGACCGGCTTGTACCCCGACATATTCAGTCCGGCACTCGGCTGAGCCTGTGCCGTTTGCGTAGGCCGTGCAGCGCCCATCCCCGTATTAGGTTTGGAAGCACCACCAAACGCAGCACCAAGTCCGCCGAACAACTGGCTAAGGTTCTGGCTCTCTAACCCGGCAGTTTGCGACTTGATCGCAAGGGCCGCCTGTTCCGGCTGTGATGTCTCGTACTTAACACCAGCAAGTGCGCTAGAGCCTGCGGCAAGTGCACGACGACGTTCCTCGGCAGCACCACGGGCAGCCTCGGCGCCCTTTTCAACAGCGGCAATATCATAAGCCCGCTGGATAAATGGCTGCTGTGAAGTCCGTCCGCCAAGGGCAGCCGTCCGCTGCGCTTCAGCCTTGCGGACATTAAGGGCTTCCATAGAGTTAGCATATGCAACTGTTGGGTCAACACCCGTATTCATCAACTCGCGAGCAGCGGCCAACCGTTCTGCGGTAAGCGCAGCGTTAGAAGCGGAGTCTTGCTTGATCTTTTCAAGAAGCGCTTTCTGCTCTGGCTTAAGCGACTCAATCTTATCCGTGTTGAACAGGTAAGAGGCGATGCCGGTAAGTGCCTGTGGGCTAGTTGCTAGCTTCTGAACCATACCGCCAAGAGTAGCGCCAATTCCAGTCGTAGCGGCAGGAGCAACGAGAGGAGCGGCAACACCACCAGCGGGGATTACCGTAGTACCAGCGGCCCAAGCTGTAGGAGAGGTTAACCCCGCGCCAGCAGTAGGAGCGGCAGCGCTACCAGCGCCACCAAATAAGCCGGATGCGCCGCCAGCACCAACGAAACCGCCTACACCGCCGCCTAGCGCACCGATAAGAGCACCTCTAGTCCCACCCGTAGCATATCCAGTGCCAGCGCCAAGGCCAGCACCTACAAGTGCCGATCCAATAGCTCCAGATAACCCGATAGCACCAGCAATAACAGGAGCGGCGAAGGGGATCACAACGGCAGCCGCGATGCCGATTGCTATTTTGGCGCCTTTGCTCATCGCGCGTCTCCATCAAACGTCATTCGCACCATCGTGCAGGACTTGTTAAAGCCAAACTTCTTCGCATATACATGGGCAAGGTCGGGGCGGGCGTAAGCGTCAACGAACTCAACCCCGTTGGCCTTGAGCCAATCGAGGATCGGCTGCCAGAATGCAGCCTTCAGCGTGAGTAAGTTTTTACCAGCCATCGCTATAACGTCGGCACCCTTCTTCCCGTTCGTCATGTGGAACTGAAACGCAAGGACAGCGACAAGAGTTTTGTTCTCAAACGCTGCAAATACAACCGCTTGCTCAGATTTAGCTAACCTGTATATATCATACGGGGCAATATCGAAAGCCCCTACTTCATTGCTTTCGCAAGAAAGTTTCAGAAGCGGTTCGACCTTGGACCACAAGATCTCCACGCGGGGAGGGGTTAGCATTTCAATCGAGAGCGTCTTCACTCGCCTTGCCCTTCACGATACTTCTTCACGAGGCTATCGAAAAACTCCGTGCCCTTCGCCCGCACGACTTCGGCGGGGATAACATACTCGCCCTCGTGCGCCTTGATCGGGATGCCACCGTCCGGGTTCGGGCTCTTGGTCGGGAGTGCCCCACCCATCTTCATCGAAGGCATCGGCTGCCCACCCATCGGCTGCCCACCCGGCAGACCTGGGGCGACACCGCCCTGAAGGGCCCGTCCGACAAGCAGCAACGTGAAGAGAAGGCCGGGGTCATACTGCGGGCTGATGTCAGCCTCAGTAGCCAGCCCCTGCTGGATCGCCGCACGACGAAGCTGTGGGTAAAGCGCCGGGTTCTGAAGTGCAGCCGTAGCCATCTGCACCATCATGTTAAGCTCTTGAGGCGTCAGGTCGCCCTGCTGCATCGCCTGCTGGATACCCATCTGGATCTGCTGCATCTGCTGCGGATTCTGCTGTGCGAACCGCTGCGCTTCCGTCTGGATCATCTGCGGAGATACTTGCTGCCCAGCCCCTTGAGGTGCTAGACCAGGGGCACCGCTAGGCGGGGCCATTGGAGCAGGACTAGGAGGCGGCACTGGCATACCCCCCGGACCAACGAGGCCACCCTGCTGGAAAGCAGGAAGCCCAGCCTGCGGCTGCGCACCGACAAAGCTAGAGAGCCCGGTCTGCCCACTGGCAATACCTATCTCGGGCTGCTGCATCGCGGGTACAGAGGGCATAACAAGAAGATCCGCGAGAGCCTGTGGTAGATCAAGGCGTGTCGTATCAGGCGAAGCAGCCGGAGCCGGACGCTCTGGAATCATTGGGTTATTCATAGCCATGGTCAAGTCCTCAACTGGCTGACGAGCGTCTGCAACGTAGCTCTGAGTCTAATAACATCGTTCAACAGAAGCGACACATCTCGAAGCAAGTCGAGGTAATCGGCTTGTGTAGGTACAGAAACACCGCTAATCGTCACGCCATAACCCTTCGCAGTAAGGGCAGAAATCAGCGCATCGGACGGGGCCGCTACAGTTAGCGAAGACTTCGTAAGAGCAACACTAGCCCCATCGGCTTCGCCGCGTGTACCAGTCAAAAGCTCGACGTTTTCTTTTAATGCGCTAATGACCGCATAAACAGCCGGGTCAATGTTAGACTGCGGTAGAGCAGGGATACCAGAGAAGCGGGCCATTAGACGTTCCTCAAGTCAGAGGCAGAGTTAGCCAAATGAATCGCGCGGACACGAACAGTGCTGCTGACTTCTACCTCAAACGTGTCGGATTTATACCCAGCGGGAAGACGGAACACATGATCCTCTGATTCGGTAGTTGTAAACAACAGCGATTTGTTAACGTATAGCTTAAACGTAACAGGATCGGCGGCATCCCAAAGTTCTTCGGCAGCCCCCCACGTAGTCTCGTCTTCTGCCCACACTGACGATGGTGGTTCACCTGAATAATCCGCAATAATACGCGCCGCCCCAAGGTTATCGTACGTAGTTGTCTTGAATACTTTTGACTTCCAGCGCATCGTCATAGCAGGCTGCGACGGATTGTCCCATCTATAGATACTGCCGTTGGTCCCTGCCGCCAGATACAAATAGTTCGTTGTTGTGTCATACCATGCAGCAGTAAACGCGAAGTCTATATCCACAAACGACGGTGTTGCCTGCCCACCCGGTCCTGTCGCAGCAAAGTCGAAGACTAACGCGGCGGACGAATGCGACGCGAAATACGCATCTTTGTATTGGGTAGCGACAATGGTCGAAGGGTTCAGAGCCTCAGTCCACGTGTCGCTGCTGTGCAGCACACGAGTTAATAACTGCGCACCAATACCAGATGAGTAAATAGCCAGTCCATCATGCGTAGAGTAAATAACACCAGTGCTAGTCTCTACGATGCTGCGTGCGTTCAAGCAGGGGTACCGCGAGGACAACCTTGTCGTGGTCATCGTCGCAGGATCGTTACCTTCTACAACATACGGGTAGGAGTCCGTTAGGACGAGGAGGGAACCTCCGAAAGGAGCGAGCCCAACAATAGTGCTCTCAAACGAACGCTTATAAGACAACGGCCACGCATGGAACTGACCGGGTTCGGAAAAGTAAACGTCGTTACCAGAGAACCCAGCCAGAATACTATTACGAATAACCGTAAGGCCCTTTAGATCGCTCGGCGGGGGTGTGTAGTCAGTCGTACTCAAAACGTCCAACAAGCTACGGTAGTTGAAGTCATCAGTAAAATCATAGTTGCTAGCGTAGCCCCAGTACCGCGCTGTATCCGCAGGCGTTTCAGACACATCATAGTAGAGATAACCAAATACCGAAGTGTTCCCGGCATTGGCCGCAGTCTGGGCATACGTGAAAGTATAAGCCGTTGGCGTAGTTGTTACAATACCATCCGTTATGTCGAACGAATCGGCCCCGGCAAGGTCGCCAGTAGTAATGTCTACTTTTACGCGGTCCCCAGCAATAAGAGCATGTGGGTAGAGCGTAGTCGCGGTCGTAACATTAGATGAACGCGACATAGTTGTAATTCTGTTAGGGAACCATAAGGTCTTGAGGCGATAGAAGGCTGTATCGGTCGTGCCCGACACAGTGCGGTAAAGTCGGATAGCGCGGACAAAATTGCTCCCGCTGGGCGGCGCGGTCGGTAGGCTTGATACTGTTACGATCTGCCCTTCTTTGATGAACACCGCGTCAGACGGGGATGAGCCAACAGATTCCTCAAGCCAAGGAGTAAACCATGTGTAAAGGTAAGACCGAGCCTGGATCTGCCCGCCGAGGTCTACCTTACCGGCAGTATACGCGCGAGACGCGAGGGCGAAGCCTGGGGAAAGGTATGAGATGGTGGTTGAGTTTACAACTGTTACTTCCGTTGTGATATTAAATGACGAAAGATCAAGCTCTACATCTCCACTCGTAGCGCCAGATACAGAATCCGCGCATGTGAACGTGTCCGTGCCAGTAACAGTTATAGTATATTGATTAGACGTAGCTGTGCCGGACGTGAACCTAAGAAACACTGTGCCTCCGGTAGACAAACCGTGCGCAGTTATCGTGACAGTGATCGTCGTGCCAGTGCGCGAATACGTCCCGGTCAGGCTTGTGAATCCGCTAACAGTTGCGTATGCACCATTAGTAAGGTTATGTGCGGAACCCGTCGTGAGGGTTACGTTACCGGCATTGTCGCGGGTTACAGTCGCAGTGGGCACAGCAGTAAATGCTGTTTCTGTACCGACTGGCGTAACAGTCGGAAGAGGCAACCCAAGATCGTAATATCCACCGGCTGCGGGATATGGACCGGCTCCGCTAATAGCTTTGTCATACGTACTTACTTTTGGGGCGCCGTCGCCCGTATAGTAAAACCGCTGTTCGTTAAGCTCATCCGTTGCAGGTGTGACGATGTTTACATCTGTCAGCCACGAAAGCCATTGTAGCGCACCTGTATCAGGATTACGTAGGGCATGGATCGTCCGCGTAACACCAGAGCGGCCAGTGCTTGCCGAAAGAACCGGAGCCGGGTAGGGAATAAGATCACCAGAGTAAAGCTTACAGTTCCGCGCAATCTGCGCCGCTGTGTCGGGCAGAAGCTCGGGAGAGTTCTTCGGGGCTGTACCCAGAAATCTGGTGATCTTAGTTGCTGTCACTTCTTCGACGCCTTCTTCAAGCACTTACCAGCGGCCTTACACTTAGCTGGAGTAGGGCATCCAGGGCACGGTTTGAACGTCTTCTTCACTGCTTCTCTCCGGATCTAGCGGTGCACACACTCAGTACGCGAGCGTTATGGGCCTTCACTTCGGCAATCGTCTCAGGCGTATCTTTCGTAGACCAAGTAATAGGTCGTGCGATGAGGCACTCAGTCTCTACGGAAGCCGTCGTCTTCGTGCAGCTTACCAGAGGCAACGTCCCTGCGAACAGAGTCATCGGCACGAGCAGCAGCCCTAGCAGCTTCACGTATCTTCTCCGCATTGTCGTCGGCCACCTTCCTAAGCGCCTCGCTCTTACCCGCTTCGCGGGCTACAGCGATAAGGGCAGCAAGAATACCGCCACTTATCGCCATAGAGATCAGGATGAAGATGGCTTCGTAAGCCACGATTACTTCTCCTGCTTGGCCCACACCGACCACACAGCCGTACCAAGGGTAGCAAGAGCACCACCGATAGTTGCGACCGTATCAGCATCGACCATACCCTTACCAACAAAGTAGCCACCAACGGCGGCCACTGCGGCTCGGATAATACCAGCTACCTGTTCAGCAGTCATACAAGTCTCCTACTTCGTAGGCTTATGTTTGAGATCCGCACTGGACTCAAACCTCTCTAGGCGCGACTCGATACGCGCCAATGATTGAAGGATATTCGATAGACGTTCGTCAGAACGTGTCTGGTTAAGCTCAAGAGTGCGGACGCGCTCTTCAATAGATACCATATTCCCGTTAAGCTTGAGAAGAGCACTCTGCGAAGACTCGCTTCGCGACGACATGACACCCCAAGCTACGCCGATACCCACGATAAGAACGGCTAAGTTCACCAAGTTACCAATCGAAAAGTCCCATCTAACTTTGGGTTCCGGCATAGCAGTAGTCCCTAGAGTTTAATGATGTACTGGATGGCGTATGAGTCAGACGGGCCGGTAATAGTATTTCCGCTCATATTCGGCACCGTGAGCGTTTTATTCGCGTTGAAGTCCGCAAGCGCACTAATACCACGGCCACCAGAAACGGGGCATTCAGTGTTGTCGTAACTCGCATAAAGAAGCGCGAATAAGTTGTACGTGTCC